CTATGGGGCGGCCGAGCCCCACAAATCGAACACATCCGCTGCACGCGCCGCCTCGTCGAGACCGTCCGCCAACGCGGTCAGGTCGTCGTCGAACAGGTCCGCGTACACGTCGAGCGTCATGGCCGCGGACGCGTGACCCAGCATCCGCTGAACCGCCTTCACGTTCGCGCCCGAGCTGATCGCGAGCGACGCGGCCGTGTGGCGCAGGTCGTGCGGTGTCATCGGGTCCAGGCCGCACTCTGCGAGTGCAGTGACGAACCAGGACTTGCTACCCTTCGACGCGCGCGTGCGCCGCATGTACGACCCGTCCGGCCCCGGGAACACCAGGTCGTCGCGGCTCTTCCCCTCGCATGCTCGAGCGAGCGCAGGGACGAGCAGCTTCGGGAAGACGAGCGTTCGCCGCTTGTGCGTCTTCGGCGTCCCGACTTCCATCGTCCCGTTGACCTCGACCGCGTTCTCGACGACGGAGAGCCGGCGACGCAGCATGTCGAGGTCGCGCACGCGCAATCCGATGGCTTCGCCCCATCGGAGGCCGGTGTAACCGAGGACAGCCACCAGGACGCCGCGATCACCGGAGGCCCGCACGAGCGCAGCTAGCTGCTGTTGCGACAGGTACACGTGGGGCTTGGACACCTTGCGGGGGAGGTTCACGCCTCGAGCGTGGTTCACGCTGACGCGACGGTCCCTCACGGCGACGTCGAGGATCCCGGCCAGCACCCCGTAGGCGCGGAGAACGACCGTGGCTCCCCGCTCAGTGGAGAGACTGGACACCCAAGCCTGGACCGCGCTGTGGCTGACGGCGCCGACCGCAACGCTGGCCCAGCGGGGTGCCACGTGGATGCGCCAAGCGGTCTCCACCGGCCGCAGCGAGGACGGCTTCAGATGAGTCTGCCCAGCTAGCCACGCGGTCGCGAGTTCGCCGATTGTCACCTTCGCGTCCGACGGGTCGACGTACTCGCCCCGATGCTTTGACACCTCGATCGTGGCGCGGTACGTCTCAGCGTCACGCTTCCGGACGAAGCCCTTCTTCTCCCGCTGCTTGTGATCGGGAGTCCGGTACCGAACCTTGTACCGCGTCCCGGCCTTCGTGTCGTAGGACTCAATGCTTGCCATCAGCATCCTCATCGTCAGGGGCCACCCAGGACTCCATGATCGCGGGGTAGGCGGCACCGCCCTCCTGTTCGCGACGCTCACCCGCACGGCGCATGAGCAGGCGCAGGTCGACGCCGAGCGCTTCAGCGAAGAGCCAAGCGTCCTCGACCGTCATCCGCTGGCTGCTGCGAAGCAGTCGGCTGATCGTCGGCTCCGATCGCGACTCACCGAGTGCGCTGATCCGCTTCGCCAGCTCTCGGTTGCTGACCTTCTTCCGGCCCATCTCGGCCCGGATCTCATCGGCCAGGTACTCAGAGAAGCGCCTGGCGCTCTCGGCTGTCTCGTCGTTCACAATCCGAATCGTAGTTGCAAGATCTGAAAACACGTGCAACGATTTCATCACACGCAAACATCGTCCCGAAACGAAAGGAACGTGCAGATGGATCAACCCTACGAACGACTCCTCACCGGCGAGGAGGTGGGGAAGTGGGTAGGTCTCACTCCCTCGGCCCTCTCGCAGATGCGGTTTAAAGGCACCGGACCGAAGTTCCGCAAGCTCGGGCCGAAGACCGTCCGCTACTCCGCCGCCGACGTGCAGGCATGGATCGAAGCCTCCGCTCGGACGCAGACGGGAGCGCCCCAGGAGGGCGAGGCTCGGATCCCGAACGACCGCACCACCGGAGTTACCCATCGAGATTCGAAGGGTCCTCGGGCGGCCGGTCCGAGCGGGGCGATGTCGGTGGGTACACCGGTTGGCTTGCAGTTGGGAGGCCCAAGGCGGGGGAGTGATCGATCATGAGCACCCTCGGCATCTTCCACCATGAGCACCTCGACCTCCGCGCGGGCGTCAATGAACATGGCGATCCCTGGTTCGCGGCAGCGGACGTGGCGCGGTTCCTCGGCCACCGCGAGTCCTACGACATGACTCGGTCGCTCGATCCCGACGAAAAGGGTCCGCGTCTCGTGCGGACCCCTGGTGGGGACCAGCAGATCACGGTAATCACCGAGGCCGGCTTCTACCAGGCAATCATGCAGCGGCAGACCGGCCGCATGGACGAGTTGCAGGCCGCCGCGATCAAGCAGTTCCAGCGCTGGGTCACGCATGATGTCCTCCCGGCGATCCGCCGCACCGGCACCTACACAGTGCAGCCGACACCCCCGCAGTCGTACGCCGAGGCTCTCCGCGAACTCGCCAGCACCGTCGAGCAGAACGCTGCGCTCGAAGCGAAGGTCGCGGAGGACGCCCCGAAGGTCGGATACGTCGACACCTACGTCGCGTCTGAGGACCTCCGACTCCTTCGGAACGTCGCGAAGTCCATTGGAGCCGCCGAGAGCACGCTTCGGGATGCGCTCATCGAACACAGGTGGATCTACGCCGAGCACACGGATCGGTGGTCTGAGAGCAAGCGGGCGAAGGAGACGACCACCAGGTACTCCGCATTCGCTGCGAAGAAGGACTACTTCCGTCCGGTCCCGGCCCATGACGCTCCCCGTTTCAAGGGTGAGGTCATGCACACGCTGAAGGTGACCCCGAAGGGAGCCGCCGCCATCGCTCGCGTGGCGCCCTCTTGGGGACTGGTGCCGATGGAACTTGCAGTCGCGTGATGTCCATGCTCAACGGGAACGTGACGGGCCCTTGCCCTGAGAACCAGTGCCAGATCATCGACGTCAAGAAGAAAGCCTCCGAACAGAGCTGCAACTCAGTCGGAGGCGACGATCCCAACCCCTACAAGGAAGTGAAGACCGAAATGAAGCTTACGTCCGCGAAGAGACTAGCAACGGGTCCCGACAACGAGGAACTCGCCAGTTCGGGGGCCAGGAGCGTGCTCGTCCCCTGCGACGAGCCCGACTGCGCCTACGTCAACCACGGCCACTGGGCTGACCGTGAAGATCCCCTATTCATGCACCACTACGTTGCCGTGGGCGACCCGAAGTTTCGGATCGCAATCGGGCGGCTCTCATGTGCAGCGGTGTGGGAGCTCTCGGTCGAAGGTCGTGATGAGGACATGACGCCGGACGATGCGAGGCGCTTCGCCCGAACTCTGGCCACCTGCGCCGACATCACCGACACCCTAAACGCCGAGCGACCGGCTAACGCCTGATGAGCGACATCACGAAGTTCCAGATGCTCGCAGCGATCATCAAGGAGGACCGGTTCTACCGGGAGTTCGAGGACGCGAAGCCATACGGGGACGTCCTTATCGAGATCCTCCGCAAGCTGCACGCCTACCACGACGTGAACGGCATGAACGTCCGGTCGCTCGCGGACATCGTGTTCGAGGAGATCGCCGAAGAGTTCCGATACGCCATCGGCAACTGGGATGAGTACGGCAACGACTCCGAAGCGCAGCCAGTCGAACGTCAGGGGGAGACCGTGCTCGAGGCTGTGCAGGCCACGCTCGACGATGCTCGCGCAGCGGGCATCTTCGATTCGTCGCAGCCGCCCCAGCTGGACCTCCCCGACCACGACTGACTCAGGAGGCGAAGGAGATGCCCCGGCACTCGCGGTGCGGTTGGAACGCCGTCGATGTTGGAGGCAGCGAGCGTCAGGGCACTCCTTCGCCTCCGTTGCCCCTGAGGAGGTGGCGATGACCTGGACAAGACTCGACGACCGATGGTCCGAGCTCCCCGTGTTCGAGGAGATGAGCTTCGAGGACCGATGGCACTACCTCGCCATGATCCAACGCTGCAGCCGTGCAGAGGCGTACGACGGTGTCATCCGTGCGGTCGACGCGCGCCGCTGCTCCGATCACCCAGACCCCGCGGGCGCGATCGCACGCCTCGTCGAAGCGCACCTCATCGAGATCGTGGCCGGCGGCAAGTACCGCGTCATCCACATCGACGACCACACGCCGCCGCCCAGCGTCCGGAAGAAGACCGAGGCGGATCGGTTCCGCCAGCGACGCAAGCGTGCACACGACAACGACGACCACCACCTCTGCAAGCCCGACGCTGACTGCCGTGTCACGCCGACTGTCACGCGTGACAAAACGCGTGACGTCAGGACAGGACAGGACAGGCCGGGACGAAGTGAAGTACCCACGATCATGCCGACGACCGAGTGGCCTGTCGTTCCCATCCACCGCGGGAACGTCTGTGACGTCTGCCTCATGCCGTTGTCGGCGGACTGCGTCCTGATGATCTGCGAGACCGACGACGAGGCACATGAGGAAGCACGGATGAGAACCGCCTCATGACCCGCATCACTGACCCGACAGCACACCCGATGCAAGGAGCAGCATGACCGCCAGCACCGCATATGAGGACACCCGTGACGCTCTGCGCGCAGCCCCATCGCTGATCGAGCACATCGTCTCGATGATCGCCCTCAAGTCGAAGCCGTCGTACCTGGACAACATGACGACCTCGTTCACGGGGCCACAGGCGGCAGCGATGTTACCCAGCGCTGTGCGTGCCGCCCGGGTGCACGCGCCAGCACCACTCAACGAGACTGCTTTCAATGACGCCAACGAGCTCTACGCCCGGCTCACGCACTGGACGCATCACTGGGCGGCGACCCTCCACACGCCGGCGCCCGAAACAGCGCAGCACGCTTGGCGGAACAGAGAGACAGCCGTGGTCGGACTGCCCGCTGGCGTGGAACCCCACCTCGCTCGGAGCGCGGTCGAGGTCATGACGACTTGGCTCAGCGCGCACCTCGACGAGATATTTCGGCGACAGCCCGATGACGTCGCGTATTTCGCAACGGAGATTGCCGAAGTGCAGCAGGCAGCAGAACGCTGGCCAAGCGACGTGGACGCTCGGTTCACGGGTGTTCACTGCCGGATCACGGGCTGCCGCGGTGAGCTCGCGCTCTGGCCCTTTCAGAAGGTCGAACGCTGGGTGGAGAAGGGCACGAACGTCTTCCTCCCGCCTGAGGGCGCACGGGTTGTGTGCGACGAGTGCGGTGACCGATGGACGCAGAAGGAGTACAAGACGGAGGTCGAGCGGAAGATTCTCGCCGTGAAGGCGCAGCAAAAGGCGGATGCGACGAAGCTGCGGCTTCTCCGCAAGTACGGGGATCTGCAGTCCAAGTTCCCGAAGTTCTCCGGGACGGTCGCTGGCAAGGTGCGTCACAATCAGAGCAGCACCGGATGGGAGCGTGACCCGGAATGACCGATCTGACCGCCGCAGACTTGACGCCACAGCATGTGGGCCGCTACGTGCGCTTCTCTCGTCCTCGAGATGTGGACTACGGCAATCCCGTCATCTCGGGCCCGCTGACGGCGGTCAGGCGCAGACGGGACGGCAGCGGTCGCGAAATTGTGACGCTCGCGGTCGGGGCGACAGGAGAGGTAGACCTGTCTCCCCGGCACCCCGTCGACGTTCGCCACGTGTGGCGGGACAAGCCTGAAGCTCCGACCCCCTGGAACATCCCGCTCGAGGACGAGCCGATCCTTCACGCCAAATTCCACGGTGGTCCCGCCGATGGACAGCAGAAGCTCATCGGCAGTTCAACGCACGAATGGGACCGGCAAGGAGTGGTGATCCGAGCAGATGACGGCACTTACGCCTACTACGAGCACTCGCACATCCCTGACGGTGTTGAGCGCTCTGCGAATGCGGTGCAGCGCAAGCACGGCTTCTGGCCCACCGTCCTCGTGGGCACGGTGCACATGAAGTACCAGCGGGCGCGAAGCAGGCAGATCAACGAGGGGAAGAAGTCAACCGGGAGCTAGTAGCTAGAGCCCTAGGCCAGGTTAGTACCCGAAGTACACGCGCACGTATGTAGCCGGTGGGTGTGGAGTCATGTGATCCCTGAATTGGCGCGGGTGCGAGCGACGTCAGGTGTCGTCGGGGAGAGCGCTGCAGCGGTGCTCTTGCGGACTTGGTGCGGACTCGTGCCGTAGATCCTTGTAGATCTCGGTCGAGCGAGAACAGGCAGCTGCTGAACGTAGGCTCGCGCGTCTCCCCGGTGCCTGGGCTGCATTAGCCTCGAGAGATCGGCAACCGGGGGAGTGGGACGTGTCCGCAAATCGACTGTGCCTCGTCATTGGCTGCGATCGCCTGGGAGCCAATGGGTATTGCTGGCGGCACCGAACGACGCGTGCGACAGGTGCCGTAGACCCACGCGAACTTGCGATTGGTGCGGAGCGCCGTGCCGCGTCGCTCGCAAGGCTGGAGCGCCTTCACGAGGCTGACCAGGTCTGCCTGAAGAGCCGCCGCCGCCGCGGGACGTTCCGACAGGCCGTCCGCCGAGAGGCCGATGCGCTGTCGGTGCTGCTGCGTGCGGAGATCGTCGCCGAGCTCGTAGGTGAGTGGCAGGGCCATGGAGGACATCCATTGTGGCTGCTGCCGCCGAACGGCTGGCTCGACGCAGCTGTGCACGATCGCTACCCGGAAATTCCGGTTGAGCGGAGCAGATACGGCGTGCTTCCACATCTCGATAGCGAGGCTCGGGCCTGGTTCGACATCAAGTTCCCACCCGAGTACCCCTTCAAGGGCGTCGGTCATGAGCGTCGAGGGGTGGACGCCGCGGCCCTCGCCGCTTTCTCTGCGCAGGCCGCGCACAACGTCGAATACGCGGCGCATCGGTTGGAACCGCACCTTCCGGCGATCGTGCAGTGGGTGGACCACAGCGTCGGAGGAGGGCTCGATGCGGTGTTCTCCGACCGCCACGTGAACACGGAGGTTCCAGGAGGCACCGTCGTCCACCACTCGTTGGGTCGACGGTCGACCGCCTTTCAGTCGAACATCCGCTCAAATTGGGCAGTCGTCCGCCACAAGGCGCTCCAGGCCGGGACCTACGTCCGCTACTCGCACGTGCGCGCTTCGACCCTGAAGACCTGGTGGTTCGGGTCCCTCGGCAACTCGGTCGTGCCCTGGATAGAAGAGTCGACACCAGATCCGGATGCGCTTCGGCTTGAGCTCGCGCCCCGGCGAGGCCTCTTCGTCGGCGGGGCTATGGGCAGCCGATGGCAATCAATCCGGCGGAACGAAATGGAGGTCGTCCTCCCCCCGCATACGACGTGGCGAGTCGTCGGCCACCGAGACGTCGTCATCGATGACGCGCGAGGAAGCAGTCCCGACCGCCGACGCATGCACGCCATTCAGATGGTCGAAGTCGAAAGCGCTCCACCAGGCGTGAAAGTGGTTGACATGACCGCGCCGGAGGATGACTGCCTCAGCTGATTCGACGGATCGGACCGCTCAACTGTTAGTGACAATGACTTGGTGCCCCTGGGGCGCGTCAGGATGCGTCCGTGCTGATCGCGTACGTTGACGAGCCCTACGTAAAACCGCAGCAGCCGAGACCCCGTAGTTACGTGATCGTTATCGCGGCGCATCGGCGCGAATCCGCCGATGTGTCACTTCGGACGTTTGACTCCGGGGCTGGGCGCCCACGAGTCTCGAGACATGACCTGGGACGCGCTCGTTGAGGACCTCAGCATTGGAAGTCGACGTGCTCTTGCTGCGGCCCTCGCTGCAGTGGAGGAGTCCCAGCCGGAGCCGCTGGAAGAGTGGATCCGGTTCTGGTTCGCGCACATCCACTCGAAGAAGATCGCCCCGAAGACGATCGCGTCGTACCGAACCAGCATCGAGCGGCACATTATCCCGGTGGTGGGGCAGGTGCGCATCGACAAGTTGGCGCCTGCGCACATCCGACGGGTGGAGCAGGAGGTGCGCGCTAAGGGCCTGAGCGGCTCCACCGCACAGTCCGCGCACCGGGTGCTGTCCCTCGCCCTCCGCGACGCGATGCGCGACGGACGTGTCTCCCGCAACGTCGCCACCCTCGTCGACCAGCCGAAGAAGAAGTCGCCGACGATGACCGTCCTCGACGCAGCCGGCGGGATCCGCCTGCTCGAAACCGTGCAACACGACCGGCTCGGGTCCCGCATCGCCGCCGCGCTCCTCACCGGGGCTCGGCAGGGTGAGCTCCTCGGCCTGGAACTGGACCGCGTCACCGACGAGCTCGACCTGTCGTGGCAGTTGAAGCGGTTCTCGTGGTCGCACGGCTGCAACCCGGCGAAGCCGTGGGAGCCAGTGTGTCGTGCGAAGCAGGGGTCGAAGTGCCCCGAACGGCACCTGGATGCGCCGGAGGATCAAGAGTTCCGGCACCTCACCGGTGGACTGTGGCTGTCCCGACCGAAGTCCGCTGCCGGGTGGCGGGTGGTGCCGTTGGTGGATCCGTTGCGGTCGATCATCGAACGGCGTGTGCAGGACGCTGCGGAGGAACCGAACCCGCACGGGCTCCTGTGGACCGCTGAACGGAACGGACGAACGGATGAGTTGCACGGCTCACCGATCGACCCGAAGGACGACAACCGCACGTGGCACAAGACGCTCTCCCGGGCTGGCCTTCCTGACACGAAGCTGCACTCTGCACGGCATACGACCGTAGACCTGCTCTACTCCGCAGGCGTGGACGAACCAACCATCGCGGAAATCGTTGGCCACTCCACCTACCTCATGTCTCGCAGATACCGCTCACGAGGCAACCGGGACGTGCAGCGCGACGCCTTGCGCCGCGCGTACCAGCCGCTCGTCACGGCACCAACAGCTGACCCAGGGGGAACACCATGAACCACACCACCAGACTCGCTTCAGCCTTCGCAGCAGCGGCGGCCATCAGTCTCCTGCTCGCGGCATGCGGCGGGGGAGTGGAGAGCGATCAAGGCGAAGCGGCGGGCACGCCAGCTACATCGAAGACGGCGGCGCCCACGCCGGTGGAGCACATCGACGACACGTGGACGTTCGATTACAAGGGTGCAACGGGCACATTCAAACTCGCCGGAGGCCCGAGTAACGCGGATGCCGCCGCCGTCGAGGCAGCCCGTGCCACAGTCGACGGCGAAGCCGTCACGCTCGTCCCCGTCGAGATCGACAACACCGCCGGCATCGAGTCTCTCAACATGTACGGCATGACCGTCGTGACGAAGGACGGCCGACAGATCGAGAGCGTCGACCTCGCCGACAAGTTCTCCGCGTGGGAGGACGCTGCCGGAGAGGACGTCGACAAGTACAACGCCCTCATCGACACGAACAACAAGTACGCCATGTTCGACCTCGCACCCGGCGCCAAGGGGACCGCGCTCGTCGCCTTCGACGCACCTGTCACTTCGGCATGGCGAGTCACGGTCAGGCCAGCCGGCGGCATGGAACAGGTCGAGGCAGACGCTTCCTAACGGCCAAACGGTCGAATTGTCCCGTCAACCCCACGGAGGTCGCCGGGGCGGTCGATTGGCGGCACGTGACGCGAGTTCCCGGGCCGCCCGGCCTACCGTCGATAGTTGATGTCGGCGGTGTGATGCACGATGCTGCTCATGGCCGAGCACAAGTGGGCGCCACCTGAGCATCAGGACGTCCTGATCTACGCCGCCGAATCCCTGCCGCTCGATGAGATCGGTAGGCCCGAACCCGTCGACCCGCCGCAGCCGGTATGGATTGACTGCCTCCGCTTCGAGCAGATCGGCGAGCTCAAGCACGTGAAGGCGTTCGCGGTGGCCCGGTCCGATGCTGCCGTGTACGTCGAGATCGCTTGGCAGGGGCGGCTGCAGCGTGCATGGGTGCCGCGTTCGAGCGTGACCGTCCGCAAGCTCGCACCGCGCCGCGACTGATGGCTCGCCGGCGACGTGACCGATTCACCCTCGGCCCCGCCTACTCACTCCCCGAAGCTGCGCGCGGTGGCCCGGAAGTGGACCTACCCGTACCCGACCCGGTTTTCGCGTGGGTCCAGTTCACTGACCGCATCCTTGAGATCGAGGCGCGCGTCCTAGCGCACACGGAGCGGGCCGTTCTCGTCGAGTGGGGGTTCGGACAGACCGCGGACTGCGCATGGGTCTGGCGCGATGCCGTGCAGTCCAGTTTCAGAACTCGATGAGACCCGACAGCAGCAACGCAGTCTCCTCGATCGTGTGAACGTGCAACGCAACCTCTTCCATGTAAGAGGCCATCGACTCGTCGTCGATCCGGATGATCGACACTCCGTTCATCTCCAGAGCGACCATCGCGGCCGCCCACGCCGTCCTCTTATTGCCATCGAGGAACGCGTGGGCAGCTGCGATGCCGTGCATGAGGACCGCCGCCTGCGAGAACACGCTTGGGTAGAAGTAGGAGTTGCCCCAACCCTGGTAGGCGCGCCCGATTGCGGCGTCCAGCTTCCCCCGGTCGATGACCGGGGCAGACTCCATCGTGTCGTGAAGGGCGATGACCTGCTCGACGGTGACCTGCCGCCTCAACGAGTCGCGAGGAGGTCGAGCGCTGACTTCCACTTCTCAACGACCCGGCGGCCAACCTCAGCGACGGAGTCGTCGTCCGCAGCCGCCATCGGGATATGAACGACGGGGACGTCCTTCCCAGCGAGCGACCGCTGCAGGTAGAGACGCTTCACTGCAGCCATGTCGATCGGCGTGTTCGTCCGAGCCTGAGACGAGACGCCGCCGCGCGCCACGATCCACGGGGCATCCTTATGCGTGAGGTTGATGAGGTCGGTGGGGGCCATCGTTCCGTACCGCGCGAGGACGGCGTCGATCACGGACTTCGACTCGTCGTCGAGCTCCCCGCGATACTCCGGCATCTGCGAATACTTCTGTGTGACCCAGACGCCGCGAACGACGGGGCCGTCTCGCCAAGCCTCGATCGTGTCTCCGAAGATTGGCCGGCCGTTGATGCCGAGCGACCACGCCTGCGCGAGGTACAGCAGCTTCTGGGTCTTCCAACCCCATGCGCCCGGGACCTGCGACTCGATGTACGCCGCCACTTGCGTCGCCGTGATCATCACGCCACCTCCCGAGTCTCTGTCCACACATCTGGGCGAGTTATCCACCGTCTGTCCCCAGATTTTCCACAATGCTACCGACACTGTGCACAACGTCGCTCAAGTACACACCGTCGTCCCCATAAGCGCCATACGTATCGCGCGCCGCGAACGGGGGGACAACTTCGGCGTCGACATCTACGTTCGGATCATGATCAGCTACAACGACGTCGAACCGGGAAACTCGGCCGAGTTCGACTACGACGGTCCCGCCAAGCTGCACCGTCTCGACGCCACCCACTGGCGCGTCCTCCGTCACGACACCGACGGAGCGTGGGCCACCATCGCGAACATCGCGCGCACGGACTACGACGAGGCCGCCTGGCACGTCACCCCACCCTTCCCCGCCGGCGCCGACGAAGAGGACTGGAGCAACTGGGGAGGCGCGCTGCGATCGGCGCTCTCGCAGCCAGACCCTACCTACTCCGAAGACTGACTTCAGCCAATTGGTGCGGCAAGTGAGGCGACGGGAATGGAAGTAGAATCCAAGATGTTACACCTCTCATGACCCTGAGGGGAGGTGATGCCCTGATGCAGCACGAAGATGCGATGCGCCGGTACAACTCTGGCAACTTCCCGAACTGCAGCCACCCACGAACCGAGCGAGAGTTCTACCTCGGTAGCGCGACTGGCGACTACGTCTGCACGTCCTGTGGGGAGTGCTGGTCTCGAACCGATCCAGAACGCCCTCCCAGGTGACCCACGGCGAAAGACCCCCACCAGGCTCCCGAAGGAACCCAGTGGGGGTCTCGTCATGCCTGATGCTAACGGCGGATCCGGTCGAACTCCTCGCGCGGCATCGTGAGGCCCATTTCAGGCCAGCCCGGAAGATCGCCACGGGCGATCCCTGCCGGCTCGGTCAGCTTCATTCGCACTTCCGTCGGCGTGCTCACGGCGCCGAGCGCGCCTTCCTTGTCGAGTGGAGCTTCGGACGCGCAGCCGACTGCACGTGGATGGGGTGCGACGTGGTCAGCGCGACCACGAATTCGGAGACGTACTGACCGTCACGTCCTCGAAGGTGATCCTGGTCCCTGGCGTCCCTCCGCCGCGGAGCTTCTGCAGGAGCAACACTGCCAGCTGCGGCTCAGCGCTCGCGGCCCACGCCACGACCTCCGGCGGTGTACCGTCCGTCACGAAGTCCGGATGCCCCAGCACAGCGGCCTGCCAGTCGAGAAGGCCCTCGACCGACACCTTCGCGCGGATCAGCACGTCGAACGTGCCGTCCTCGTTGCGGCCCACCGTCGACGGGTCCCCGGGGTTGAAGGGTGATTGCATGAGCGGATCGTAGACCTCACCACCGACGAAGACTAGAAGGAGCCATCGGGGAGTGACGCCCCCCCCGAGGTAGCGGACCCGAGTATGAAAGGTAGACGAAGTCAGCGAAGGTCCAGCGGTAGCGGAAGGTGAACAGCGCGGCCCGCCGCCATAACGAGCTCCCACCCCGAGGTGGGGTGGGAGCCATTCAATCAATCCGGTGCGACGAGCTGCACGCCGATGTTGGCGTAGTTCACGTTGACCGGGCTGGCGGTGTCGAAGAAGTACACCAGGCGTAAGGTGTCGCCCTCGACGAAGTGGCCGATCCGCGAGACATGCATCGAGTGCCGGTTGCCGCCCGTCGACCAAACGAGGGTTGGCGAGTCTCCCGTAACGGCTTCGACGCCGATGGCACAGTTCGTGCCACTCACCTGGCCGTCACCCGGCCGGATCAACCCGGTCAGGGAATACGTTCCCGTCGCCGGGATGGTGTAAAAGCTGGTCGCCGTGTCGTATCCGCTCTGCGTGTCCACGGCGACGGCCGGTGCGGGCATCGTCGTGAAGGCGCGGGTCGTAGCCTGATAGTTGCTCGGACTGTTTGACGCGATCAACGAAACACGACCAACATCGTATCCTCGAAAGCCAGCCGTGCCGTTCTTTGAGAACTTTGCGGCAAACGCTCCCGTCTGAACAGCGAAACCAGCAACCTGCACAATGCAGGCAGCAGGAACATCGAAGACGTACGCCGGGGCAGTATCCGCAGCCTGCTTGTAGAGGTGCCCAGAGATAACCACTCGGGCTGCTGTTGCTGACTTGATGACAGCCGAAGTGCCCGGGCTGCCCACACCGATATGCCCCATCGTGACGCCGATGAACTGATGTGTGTTCACTTCGTCGCTGCTGGATGTTGAGATGACGATTGCGTCGGCGTCGGATCCTTCAAGGACCGTCCCGGTGCAAAGGAACTTTGAAGCCCTAGCTCCCTCGACGATCAGGTTGGGTCCTCCGTAGATGGTTCCACCCGTTACCGTATTGTTCGACCCGTTTACGTAGAGCCCGGCTAGTCCGTTCTTGCCAAGGTTCGGAGAGAGGATCAGTGTGTCCTGCGCGTCGTCTCCCAAATATATGCCGTACCCAGCGTTGTTCCCCGAGACGATATTGTCCAAGTAGGCAGTCGAACGGTGCCGTCCGAGAACTACGCCGTTTTCGGCGAAAGAGTCAAAGATGACTTGCGATAGTCGCCCCGACCCTAAGTAGTTCTGCCCAGGATCATCAGCGAACCTCACGCCGCTTCCTGCGGTGTTATTCGTTTTGTTGCCGAACAACTTGATCGAGCGGAGGTTGAACCCAACGACGGGAGTTGCGACGGTGAACATGTCTACGTTCGACCCGTTGTCGAGACCGAGGGTTGTGCTTTCCTCGCCTGCGCCAAAGATGGTCACGTTCTTGGTGATCGAGATGCTGCCGTTGATCACGTAATAGCCGCTAGGGAAGAAGACGCTACCGCCGGCCGCGGTGGCAGCTGCGACGGCTTCGTTGATTGCCGCTAGGGTCGCAGTGGGCTGTGAGCCGTCAGGCGAGGCACCGAAGTCAAGTACGTTCCAGACGATCTCACCCTGGCCGACCGGGACGGCCACGGTTCGAGTCTGTGCCTTGCGCACCTGGTCAGGGAACCGATTCGTCCCCGGGTCCACCCCTGGGAGGAGCGCCGTCCCTGCCGACGTTGAGTACATCTCCTTGTCTTGGTCGTACTCGATGAGTTCAGCGATCGCAGCTCCCTCCGGGGTGGCTGGGTCGCTCAGGTTCCGCGCCATTGCCTCACGCGTCAGTTCGGGCAACTGGCCGTCCGCAGTAACGTTCACCGTCGACTGCAGGTCTGCCCAGACGCTGAACCCGTCACCCATCTTGGCGACCTGGTTCGTCTGGTCCAGCCCCCACTCACCCGCCTGCAGCGGCACAGTCGACGCCGCCCAATCCTCGGCCGAACCACGCTTCACCACGAGCGTCTTGTACTCCGTAGCCATCACGGCACCTTTCGTTGTGAGCTTCAGCGACGCGGCGGACGTCGCGGTTGTGTTGCCTCAAGAGCTGACGGGATGACGTCCGACAGGATGTCCTGGTCACCCTCCCGCGGGTACGGCATCTCGATGCTGTTCGCCTCGAACGCCGCCATGATGTCGACGAACCAGCGGGCGAGCGCATTGCGGAACTTGCGGTCCTTGTCTCGGAAGGCATCGAACGCGCGCTGCAGCTTGTCGGCCTTGTCCTCTGCCGCCTCGACCCGCTTGGTGAGCTGATCGTTCGACTTCAGAACGTCACGGACGAACTGGCCCGGGTCGGACGTGTACCGATCAACGGCCTCAGCTTCGTCCTCGCTGACCTCGCGTTGGCGCCGCGTTTTCCGTGTAGCGATGACGCGCTTCGCGACGACCTGCGTGATGTAAGCCACGACGACGGTGCCGCCGGTGGCGATGAGCGTTGTCCAGACTTCGTCAGACACGTTCCCCCTTGCCCGACTCCCGATCAGCCTCCTCGCGCGCGATCTCGCTGATGAGGTCGTTCACTCGCCACGACAGTGCCGCAAGCCGGATGAGGACCAGCACGAGAGTCAATGTCGAGTTGGCCTGCCCGGAAGCGATGTACACGACGATCGCAGCGACGTAGATGAGCAGTCCGATCCCGACAGCGAACCGTCCGTAGAGCTCGACGCGCTTCATCTGCAGGACCAGAGCAGTCAACGCGAGGAACGCGCCGACGAGGATCACGAGCCCCCAGGCGACCCGGAACCAGGGCGACGCGAAGTCGCCGATGATCCTGGAACCGACGGTGAGTGATGTGATGCCGAAAACGATCAGCCCAACGTCGATCGTTGGGAGCAGCACTGTGTAGATGCTGCGGAACCGAGGAGGCACGAGCGGCATCGCGTCCTTCGACCAGACAGTCCTCATCGTTCGTGCCTCCCGGCTTTAGTCGCCTTGCTCGGCGCGGTAGTCCGTCGTCGACGGGGCGAACTGCGCCGGCTGCAGCTCCGGCGACTTCGCGGCCGCGGTCTCCTTCGCCACCGTCTTCGGCACGGACCCGAGACCGATGAGCGTCAGGAGCTCGTTGATCTTCGGGATCGCCATGATCTTCGTCAGCGCGGCGGACACGGCGGCGAGCGTCGCGACGGCTCCGGTGAGCCATGCGAGGACCGGACCGGGCACGACGTCGGCGATCGCGTCGAGCACCTGGGGTGCGACGATGACGACCACCGCGAGGACCGCGGCCGCTCCGACGACGACCTGCACGATGGTGCGGAGCACCCGCTTGCCCTGGTACCAGATCTCCTGCACGTCGATCTGCTGCTGCTTCGTCATCTCGTGGTCTCCCATCAGACTGCCTTCCCCTGCGCGGCCAGCGAGAGGCCCAGGTACACGGAACGTCGCTCGTCGAAGTCGCGCGCCTCGAGGACGACGGCCTTCACGCCCTCCCTGTTGAGCACCGTGCGGATGGCGCTCGAGCTGAGTCCGGTCTTGTTCACGAGCCACGTTGCGGACCCGTCGTCGCGGACGATGTCGACGAAGAGGCCGGGGCCGGCGATGAAGTACGTGTTCTCGGGCTTGCCCTTCGTGTCCTTCCGCTGGAAGTAGGTGAGGGTGTCGGCTGCGGCCATGAGGATCCTCCTGAGGGTCTCGGTCTGCTGCTGCTGGGTGGTGGGGGTGGTGCCGGCGGCGCGGGCCGCGGCGTCCGGGTAGGGGGCGACCCGCTCGGTGCGGGTCGCCATCTCGTGGTGCCAGGGCTCGCCGAAGTTCACGCCGGTCCACGTGCCGCCGCGCGCTTCGACGAGCTCGTGGAGCTTCGCGAACTCCGCGGTGGTGAGCGCCCGGTTCGTGCCGTCCGGCATGGTGATGCCGAAGTCGATCGCGTTGCCGTGTCGGACCTCGTCGTGGCGTGACGTGAACGGTGGCGCGACGACGATCGCGAGGATGAAGCGGGCCGCCCAGAGGTAGGACTGTCGGGCCCTCGAGCGCATGCCCTCGTTGACGGACAGCGACCCTGTCGCGCCGCGCGCCTTCTGCCACTCGTTGAAGTCGACGATGACGGACAGCACCTGCAGCGCGATCCGGGCGGACATGACGAACTGCTCGACGCCGCGGAGGTCGCCGTAGGACGACTTCCCGACGCTGTATTTGCTGGCCATGCGGCCTCCTTGAACGACGAAAGCCGCCCTACGGGGCGGCTCAGTGAGCGGGTGAGATGCGAAGTCAGGCAGCGCGGAGGATGTTCAGCGAGAACCACACCGAGAGCTGCTTCCCGGTGGTCTGGAAGCCGTAGATCCGATACCCCTGATTGCCGTTGGTGACGCGCAGCGGGAACGTGGTTGCGGCACGGTCGTCATTCGAGTCGAACGTGTTCCGCGCGAACGGCTCCTGACTGCCGTCGCTCGAGCCGATCTCAACGAACGACCGTCCGGTCGCTCGCTGCGGAAGCACCATCGTCGCAGTGATCGTGTACAGGCCCGGCTCGAGATTGAACACGCCGTTGTCGGCCATGGTCATCCAGTCGTCGTACTCACTGGTGGACCGCGCAAATCCGAGGATCGCGGAACGGTTCGCGTTCGCCATCTGCGTGCTCCGCGTGCCACGCCAGTACCCCTGCGTCGGACCCGCGGTCCACGTGGGGTTCGCGAAGGAACCCGACGCGCGATACGTGCGACGCGTACCTGTAGCGAGGATCTCCGTCCCGTACAGGAACAGGGTCGGATCCATCTGCTGCAGGTCATCAGCGGAAGCAACGATCATCCGCGGCTGAATACGCGGCTTCGGCGAGTACAGCGTCGCCGCCGCGAGCGTCTGCCCGGCGCCGCGGACGAAGATGTACAGAGGCAGGAAGAACTGTCCGGCTGACAGGGGAACCGTGGCACCCTTCAGCACGACCAACTTCACCGGCAGTGCCGCGTTCGACGGGTCGTACAGCAGCCCGATGTGGTACCGCGTGGACGTCGTCACGGCAGGCACCGTGAGCGTCACATCCGCGTCGATCTGATGCCCGAAACCGTTCACCACCGCGCGAGCGACACCAGAACGAGTGGACCGCTTGATCGTGACGGTGTCGTTGGTGTTCACGACCATCGAGTACGGGCCACCCCAGTCGTCGAGGATGCCGTTCCCCGTCGCCCCAACAGTCTGCCCCCACGCCGCATCCGTGAGATCGGACCCAACGATCGGGAACGCAGTCTCTGTCATCAGTTCTCCTTAGATCGCCTGCAGAGCCTGCAGATTCTTCAACGCCCGAGCAACGTCAGCGTTCGTTTTCGTGGACCAGTTCGAGGAATCCCGCGACCCGACGACAGCGGACACCGTTTCCGTCGGCGACCCGCTCTGTGCCTGCACAGTGGTTGTCACCTCACGGACCACGTTCGACAGGTCGAGGCCGTCGATCGTCACACCGACCCGGTCACCTACTCGCCAATCGCGGCGGTAATGAATGTCAGCGGTCTCCGTCACCGTGAACGACACAGCGACTGGGTTCGACCCGTCCGCCAGTGCGTCAGTTCCCGCGTCGTTGAGCTCGCCTGAATCGGTGGTTTGTCGCTGATCGACCAGCTGCTCCACCTTCATGCCCCAAAGCGTTTCCGCCGTCGAGTCGACCTTCTCGACGAAGAGCCGATTCACGCCCTGCCCGCCGCCGGCGACAATCGCGTCGGTGACCGTGGGTCGCGAGAGGGTGTACGACCAGTCCTCACCAACGAGGCCGGCGGTGAAGTCCTTCGACGAACCGAATCGGATGTTCGTTGACAGATCACGTACCGGACGCACCGACGTTCCGAGATACGGGGTGTCATCCTCACCGTGGAGCACGTCGACGTGCAGACTGCCCGCCTCGGACACATCAGCGACGAGGTCGGCGAGTCCGCCGAGCCTCCCCTTGATCGACACGTTCTTCCCACGACCCTGCGATGCCGGAACTCGCAGACCACGGACACGCCTCGATGTGAGCGCACCAGGTCCGGCATTCGCGTTCACGTACGCGAGGAGGACCGTTTCCGCAGGCCCTGACCGGTTGTCGTACGCGGATGGCTGCGCGGTGATCGCTTTGGTCGGATCCGGGTACAGGATCCTCCCCGCAAACAGGTCCGCGTCGGAGACTCCGGAAACCGTGGACTGCGTGGGCCCCCGCTGGATCGATGTCACTGGCCCCGAGATGACAAGCGTCCCCTCATCGGTGATGATGACGCCGGCTCCCGGAACCAGCAGACCCGCAAGACCCTCGTTCAACGCCGTGACCTGCCACGTTCCCGCAGCGAGACCAGTGACGTTGTGCCGCTCCACGACCGTCAACGACGACCAGAACCTGACCGGATCGGAATCGCGCACCAGGTTCTTGTTCCGAGGCTGGATCGTCCACACCATCAGCAGCCTCCTAGTACGCCGAAAGCCACTGGTTGAACCACCCGACCGTCAACGACGTCCCATCACCAGACGAGTTCAACCCGATATTGACCGTGTTCCGACCCGGCAGGAGCGGCGCGAACGTCGAGTTGAACGCCAACTTCGACCACGCAACAGACCCGTTCAGACGTGCCGAGCGTCGCCGCGGATGCGTCACCAACGACAGGGTCTGCCCATCCGGGATCGACGAGTTCATCACCACGTTCGTCCCGGGGAACGTCACCGACGCGAGAGTCGCAGGCCCCTGAACGACCATGTCCATCCACACCGGCACGTCACCATCCACGACCATCTGCATGCCGTTACCAATCACGACCGATGCGGTCAGGGAACGTGGCCACGGCGCCGTTCCGGTGCCGTCAGCGAGGAACACCTCCCCGGACTGCACCGTGAACGTCTTGACCGTCTTCTCGCGTGCATGCCAGAACGGTTCCGTCGCGACGAGCGTGAGACCGAACTTCTCCCACCTCGTCCCTGAGTCAGCGCCACCATGCGCACCAGTCATGCCCGACTTGTACGTCACATCGAGGAGCCGCTCACCGGCCGAGGAGGAGACACCTAAACGGAACGTGCCCGTCAGCCCGGAGACTGACTGCCACCATGCGCCGGTCAGCAACCCGCGGAGCTCGTTCAGCTGCTCGAAGAACGCTTGCTGCGATCGGTCCGACGCGAACTTCATCGGCAGGAACACTTCCCGCTCACCGATCGTGATCTCCTGCAGCTGCGACCCCGGCACGCCAGGCGTCGTTAGCGTCGCGACATCGATCGGTGGAAGCTCGAGCCCGGTCGCGCCGGGCATCAGGATCCGTTCCGCATCAACGTTGAGGGGGATGACGATGCTTCCGTCCATCGACTCCAACCAGTAGACGCGTGTGTCCTCACGGGGCAAGACGGGAGGTGTCGTGGGGAACGTCACCTCGGGTCCCGCCCCGTTGCCGTCGACGATGTCCTCGAAAGCGTCCGAAGGGGAACCACCATCGAGGACAGCATCGAACACAGAGGACGGTGAACCGCCGTCGATCAGAGTCGCCATCAGGTGCCCTTTCGTCAGCCGTTCGCCAGCACTTCGCGGCGATGCATCCATTCCTCGAACTCACGGACCGCCCCCCGGTCCGGGTTGTGGAACACCGGCGCGTACGTGCTCCCGCCGTTGCCTTCGCCCGCGACGATCTCCCGAAGCGTCTGCATCGGCAGCGCCACCTCCGGGTCACGCAGGTTGTTCTGAATCAGCGATGTCCCGCGAGGGATCACGCCGCCCTTGTCGTACAACGTCGGACCGGCAGCCTTCGCGACCGCGCCGGATCCGCCCTTGTACTCGAAGTGCCACGGCTCCCGCTGCGCGAACGACAACCCCGTCGGGTACCAGCCGAACCGGGCACCGTTCGCACGAGCCCAACCCTGACCGGCGCCGATGTCAGCAGCGAGACCGAACCCGTGTACCGACGTGCCGGGAGCCGCAGCGAGGTTCCCGCGGCCGGCCTTGTACTGCGCCCACCGGTACTGCTGCGACGCGAGATCCCGGTACCCCTCCGTGAGGGTCAGCATCCCGCCAGACGCGGCAACCATCGAGTTCCACGCCGCCGCAGCAGGAGCCCGCAAGTACCCGCCCATCACACCGACACCGCTACCCGGGTGGTAGTTCGCTGCCTTCCCGAGCTGGCTCGCCGGGATGCTGCCGTTCGCGCCGGACCCACCCGCAGGCAGGAACGACCCGATCAGCTTCTTCACCGACTCGACAGCACCACCGAGCACCTTCCGGCCGAACCCCGCAGCGAGATCCACCATGCTGCCCGCACCGGGGATCTTCCCGATGAGCGCCTCCACGGCGTTGCTGATCGTCCCCGCCGGATCCGTGACCAGGTCAGACGCGAGCGACGCGACGTTCCGGGTGGTGTCGATCGCACCGGCGAGGATGTCCTTACCCGCCCCGACAATCCCACCCGACGCGTACCCGGTGGCCTTCCGGACACCAGACACACCGCCACGGTTCCCCGCAGCGTTCAACGAGTGCACAAACCCCGGCCCGAGGGCCTTCACAACCTCGGGGACGAGGACACCCTCACCGCGACGCATCGGCGTCATCACGTCATCACGACGAGCCGACTGGTAGCCGGGGATCACACCACCACCAGCGAAGCCCTTGGGTAGCTTGATGGGGGTGATGTGCTTCGTCCCGAACACGTCCGCGAGCTTGTTGAAGTTGCCGATCAGCGCACCGTTGATGACAGTGTCGACAACGAACCGGATCGGCGCCTTCACGGCCAGCTTGACCGCTTCCCACGCCTTCGCGATGCCGTCCTTCATCACCGTGAACGCCGCCGGGATAGTGACCTTCGCGACATCGACGATCTTGTCGAAGATGGGCTTCAGGAAGTCCCACACGACCTTCACCGCGGTCTTGATGCCGTCCCACGCCGGCTTGATCGCGTTCTGGTAGAGCCAAGTGAAGACCGGGCCGAGGGTCGACTTCAGGAAGTTCGAGATCGCGTCGAACACGACTTTCATCCCGAGCCACGCGATCTGAACGGCCGTGACGATCGAGTTCCACACAGGCTTGATCACGTACGTGTACAGCCATGTGAATGCCACACCGAGGGTGCCGCGGATGAACCCGACGACGATGTTGAACGTCGCGGAAAGGATCCCCCACGCCCACTGAACCGCAGTGACGATCCCGGTCCAGGTTGCCTTCGCGACCATCCCGAGGAACGCGAACACCGGGGCGAGCGCGAACTTGATCATCGCGACGACGAGGTCGAAGATCGCGGAAACTGTGTTCCACATCCACCCCGCGACCGCAGCGATGCCACGGAAGACGGGAGTGACGACGTTCTGCCACCACCAGGTGAACACCGCCGCGACCGCTCGCACGACCACGGATATGCCGTCGAAGATGGGCTTCAGGATTGTGGTCCATGCCCACTGAGCAGCCGTGACGATGCCCTGCCACGCCGGCACGAACACGGACTGCCAGAGCCACACCGCCGCGGCGCCAACGGCCTTCACGCCCGTCTGGATCCCGGCCCACACCGCATCGACTGCGGTCTTGAACCAGCCCACGTTCTTGTACGCCCAGATGAACCCAGCAACGAGGCCAGCGATCGCGGCGACCACGGCCGTGATGCCGAGGACTAGCAGCCCAATCGGATTCGCCGAAGCCGCAATGTTGAAGGCGATTTGCGCAGCAGCCATGCCACGGGTCGCTGCCGTGAAGGCGAACGCGATCGCCTTCCCGACGAGCATCGCGCCGTTCCAGCCCGCCTGCGCAGCCTTCGCCGCCACCGCGACCGTCTTGTAGAGCGTCGTCTTCCGGATCGCCGTCGTCAGGGACCCGTTCAGCGCCGCGAGCCGAAGCTGCGCGATGCCGTACGCCGTGATCAGGTACCCGACAGCCGCAGCCGCCGCGATGACCACGCCCTGGTGCTCACGGAGGAAATTCGTCACGGCCAAGAGGGCAGGTCCAATGACGTGCGCGAGGATGAACCCCGCCGCACGCAGCGCACCAACGAACGTCCCCGCGATGACCGCAGCGAGCGGCCCGAACGCCGCAGCCAGGTTCCGCAGTGACGGCACCAGCTGCGCCGTGACGAACGTGCGGATGTCGTTGAACGCGTCCACGACTACCTGACGCGCCGCCAGGATCGCCTTCACCTGCGGCGAGTCAGGAACGAGATTCGTTGCCGCGGTCAGGTCGCCAGACACCTGCCCCGTGATCGCGAGACGCCCCAGTCCACCCGCGATGTCGAGGAAGTTCTGCACCTTGTTGCCGGCGCCATCGAGACCAGCAGCGATACCGTTCACCGCACCCGTGAGGGCAGGGGTCACGGTCTGGTAGATGCCGAGCGCGACGTCTTCAAGCTGCGACTGCAGCTTGTCCATCGCACCGCCGAGACCCTTCATCTTCGACTGAGCGACAGCAGCAGCCCCACCCTGACGGCCAACGGCCTTCGCCATCAGGTCGAAGCTCGTCGCGCCGCCCTTCGCCAGAGCAGACACCGCAGCGAGCGGTTCACGCCCGAACGCGAGGACAGCCTGCGACGCGAAGTCCTCCTGCGTCATGTTCTTCCGCGCCTCGGACAGCTGCTCGATCACAGCGCGGAGCCCAACGAACCGGCCCTGCTGGTCGAACACGGACAGGTTCAGCGCGTCGACAGCCTTCTGCGCCTGCTTCGACGGCCGCGCGAGGGACGCGAGCATGCCGCGGAGAGCGGTACCAGCCGTGTCGCCCTTCAGACCGTTGTTCGCGAGGAGACCGACTGCTGAAGCGGTGTCCGCGATGTTGATGCCGAGCGTCGCAGCGACCGGCCCGACATACTTCATCGACGTCGCGATGTCGTCCACGCCACCAGCGGCAGCGTTCGCCGTGTTCGCGAGGACATCCGCGACCATGGACGCGTTCTTCGCGGAGAGACCGAACTGGTTCAACGCGTTCGACTGGATCTCAGCCGCGCGACCACCATCAACCTGCGCTGCAGCGGCAAGCTGGATCGTGCCCTTCGCCGCTTCCATCGCGTCCGATGCGGACAGGCCACCCTTCGCGAGCTCGAGCATGATCGCCGCAGCGTCCTTGCCGGACGTCGCCGGGAGCGTCAGATCGGAACCCAACGCACGAGCCGTCGCGCCGACCTTCACCATCTGCGCGTTCGTGAGTCCAGCGACCGCCTGGAGCTCGTTCATCGTCGCCGTGTACTCGTTGCCGAGCTTGATGATCTGGCTGACCCCGACGATCGCCCCGAACCCGGCAGCCATCCCCGCGAGCGGCTTCAACGTCGCCAACGCGTTCGCGGCGACGTTCTTCGCGCCCTGCGCGACCTTCCCCAGGCCGGACGACAGCGGAGCACCAGCAGCCGCGAGACGCCCGAACCGGGAATCCATCAGCGCCGTCTGCTTCGACCCCGACGCCTGAGCCGCCGCCAGCTGACTCGTGACGGCCTTCTGCTCCGCAAACGCAGCCTTCAGCTGATCCTCAACAGCAACCGTCTTCAACGCAGTCGTCTGCTGCCGACCACGCGCAACCGCGAGCTGCTGCTCAGCCTTCAACGCCTGCGACGACGACGCCGTGTACTTCTTCCGCTGCTCCGCGAGCCGCGCCTCAGCAGCCTGCACACCAACAGCGGCAGCCTTCTCGTCAGCGCGCGCCTTCTGAATCGCGACCTTCTCCGACTGAATCGCCCGAGCAGCACGCTTCGACGCCGTCTCGAGCTGACCCACCAGAGTCGAAGCAGCCGACGACGACCCGCCAGCAGCGATACCCGCGGAGAACTGCTTCCCCGCCGTCACACCCGCCGTGCGAGCCGCAGCGCCAGCCTGCTTCGACATCGCCGACCCGAACTTCGCCATCGACGGGAGCACATCGACCCATACGGCGGAACCGGCCATAATTCGCCTCCGTAAAGGTAGAATGTGATTAGCGAAAAAGCCCGGTCAGGGCGTCAATAGAGCGCCCACGCGAGAGGAAGCAGGAATGTTCAGAACGAGCCCTGAGCGCGACACCGCTATCTTTTGGCGTCGCGTCGAGAAGACCGATTCGTGCTGGAACTACACCGGCCCGCAAGATGGGGCTGGGTACGGGCGCGCTTCAATCCACGAGAAGCGGCACCTCGCGCATCGGGTGTCCTGGTTCTTGGCCTACGGCGTCTGGCCGAAAAGGAATCTCGACCACATCTGCCGAAACACTCACTGCGTCCGTCCCGACCACCTGCGGGAGGTAACGCAGGTGGAGAACATGGAGAACCTGCCGGTCACTTCAGCCCGCTCGAAGAGCGGATATCGCGGAGTCGTGTGGGACAAGGTCAACAAGCGGTGGCGAGCCCAACTCATGCACAACCGCCGCATGATTCACGTCGGCCGTTTCGACACAATCCCAAAGGCCGTCGCTGCTGTGCAGGAAGCCAGGAGGCGAATCCACACGCACAACGACCTCGACCGTTAGTTGTTCGCGAACCAGCCCGCCGCGACGTCGTCCATCTCCGCGCGCTGCTGCGCGAGGTACTCCGCTTCCACGTCGTCCTGCACCGTGCGACCATCGATCGGCGACGGCAGGAACTCCGGCTTCGGTGGGCGCCGCTCAGACAGCGCCGACTCGACCGTGTACAGCAGCACCCGCAGCACCGAGTTCGTGTCCCGGTTGATCCAGTCGCCGTCAGCCCAGTCGTTCTCACGTGCAGCACGGTGGAACGCTGAGTCCGGGGGTAGACCCTCGACCAGGACACGCAACTGCCGGGCACTGATCCGACCCCGCAGGAAACGGGCGATCGGGTCACTCCGGTACGTGGCCTGCAACGCAGCGTCAGCGGCTTCCTGGAAGTCACCGAACAGCTGCAGCATCACCTCGGTGCGGACCTGCACAGCCACCGGATGGTCAGCCGGCAGGTCCGCCACCTCGAGGTCGTAGTCGTCGAGGTCTACCCCGGTCAGTTTCCCTGGGCGTCCTTCAGGTCCTGACCGACGGCGATCATGATGAAGTTGAACGCGTCCGTCGTACCGCCGGCAGCGACGTACCGGTCGTACTGGTCATCACCGAGAAGGATCCGGGTCTGCGCGTCCTCGTCGTCCTCGTCGAGGTTCCGCAGCGCCTCCTTCGTGGCGGCGTCGTAGAAGTACGGGTGCGGGATGTAGAACGGCTCCCCACCCTCCTCGACGAAGATCTCGATGCGGTCACCGCCGACGGACTCCTCGACCTTCCGGCGGGCGGCGGCGAGGGTGTACGACGTGCGACGGTTCTTGTCGGCTTTGCTGGTCATGCTGGTCTCCTAGTGAGCTTGGTGAGCTCGTGAGCAGGGATGACAGGTGGCGGCGGCGCAGCTCACCAAACGACGCCGCCACCTGGTCTGGGAGGAGGTCAGCCGCCAGAGACGACGACACCGCCGGCTGCGGTCTGAGCCTCCGTGTACGACTTCCCGACCACCGGGTCCTCGTAGATCGTGAAGGTGCGGTTCACCTCTTCGACGTCGGACCGGTTCAGGGCCCGGTCGTCGATGTCGGTGACCTTGATGCGGTACGCGGCCTCCACGCGGTACACGGCGGAGTCGCCGACACCGTCCTGCGACAGGGTGATTGCCCGGTAGTACGGGTACTCGCCGGACGTCTCGTCGTAGATCCACGCGGCGTTCTTGTCGGTGGGCCACTCCGACACCGGCTTCTTGTACGCCAGCGCCTTCGTCCACCCGTTCGTCTCACCGAACGACACCTGGAAGGTGTGCGTCTCCGAGGTGACATCCGACCGAACCGACTGTGTGGTCTGCAGCATGTTCGTTTCGTCTGCGGACACGTCGTACGAGTGCGAGATGCCGTCGGTGGTGATGTAGCCCATGTTCTTGAACCCGGTCGGCAGCGCGATCGGCTTACCGTCGGACGCGAAGAACGCTTCAGGGACGGCGGTGGAGTAGTCCGCGATCGCGAGGATCGTGGTACCCCACTTGTGGACGTTGCGGTTGTCGTTGGCCAGCTGGCCAATCACGTCAGGCATGCGTTCTCCTTGAACGACAAAGCCGCCCGACGTGCGGACGGCTGATGGATGATGAGTGTTGGTGAGCGGCTACTGGGGGCGTGCGTCGACCTCGTATGTGCCGACAGCTCGACTGAGCGCCGGGTTCGAGTAGGCGACGTTCCCGAACGAGTCCGACTCTCGGATATCGTCGAACAGATTGCAGCGGACCATCGCGACCTCGACCTTCTGCACGAGGTCCCATACGGCGCCGCGAGTCTTCGCGAACACAGTCAGGTCAACAGTGAAGGTCTTCTCGTAGTCGCGTCCGTACCCGCCGGGGATCCGCTCTACGACGATGACAGGGGCGACGGTCTCAAGGTTCGATGGGGTCTCCGTGTACGCGACCGTGCCCGTTTCCTGCTTCAAGTAAGCGAGGAGCACTTTCTCAACGTTGGGCCACAGGCCGTACACGTTCATGCGCCCATCGCTCTCCGCAGAATCGCCTGCTTCGACACGCCAACATCGCCGTGCTCCACCTGCGTGGCATCAGCAGACGTCGCGATCACCCGAGCAAACGGACGCTTGTACCCGCCGTTCGCCTTCGTACCAGGACGGGTGCCCTCCTCCACACGGAGGGAGTCACCGAACTGCTTCGCACCAGCCGCGTACGCCAGCCGTTGCGCTCGAGGCAGAATACGGTCCGCCTTGTCCCGCATCGCCTTCCGCACCGCAGGATTCCGCACCGCCTGATCGATGAGCCCCCGGCCGATGACGACCTTCGGCATCAGCTGGCCGGCGGTGCCGTGTACTCGAACTCAGCGATGACAGCCAGCTTCTCCGCCTTCGTCTTCGCCCCCGCCAGATCGATGCTCCGAGCGTCGGCCCACGTGTCGATCTCGGCGGCCGTCCACGCGTCCGAAGGGACCGTGTCCACCGCCGGAGTGTGCTTCGGCTCCACCAACCCCAGACGCACCGCGTCTTCGAGCCGGTACTCGTTGCCGTTCACGCTGATCTTGTCCGACATCCGTCAGCCCTTCGTCTCGGTGATGACGAACTCCGTGTGAGGGAGCACGTTCCAGTACGTTTGCGGCCGGCCATCGACGTAGTACGTCGACCCGCGCCAGATGACCGTGTCCGCGGCCTGGATCCAGTCCTGCGGTTCACGGGTCGAGACCATCCACCGTGAGGTGACGATGTCGTTCTGACCGAGGGATTCCTTCGTCCCCACCGGCTGAACAGTGCATCCGCCGATGACCTGGTCGACGACGGTCTCCGTGGGGACACCGTCGTCGTCTGGTTCACCCTCGGTGGTTCGTTGCACGGTGACGGTGTCGCGGTGCAGCAGGTTCGCGAGGCTCACCATTGGTCACCGCCAATGCGGTACCGGCCAACCGCTCGAGCCCACTGCGATGTCGTGCCGACAGTCGCAGCGGACGCCATCGCGACCTGCTCCTGCCCTGACGTGACCTGCGACAGCCACGGGGATGCCTCGGAGATTGATGCGGCCTGGTCGAGGACCACTTCCTGCACGTCCCCCGGGGTCACGTCGAAGCCGTGCGTGTACACGACCTCGATGGACCGCCACACGTCGGGGAACCGGGACGGGAGGCGGAGCAGGCCAGCCTCAGACCACTCAGGGTCAAGGACTGTCTGCCCCGCCACCGTCAGCCTCGTGACCGACCGAACGGGCCACACCGGGAGCCGAAGCACCCGGGCGCCAGCCCCGTCGAGAACGATTGTGTCGTCCTCGACGAGGCTGATGGGGTTGCGGGTCTGACCCCGGAACCGCTCCGACGCCATCCGCAGCGCCAGAGCGACCCCAGGGTCACTCCCCGGTTTGCCGAGCCTTACCGCGAGGTCGACCGGATCGGCCAGCAGGGGCAGTTCCAGGTCCGTCAGAGCCATTGCCTGCCTCCTCCACGCCGCGCGCCTTGTTCTTAACCAGACCCAGCCGGTGAGCGTCCTCGATGCGGTAGCGGATCCCGTTGACGACGACGATGCCGTCCGTCATCAGGAGCCCGAGACGGTGCCGAGCTCGACGAGGGCGAGGTGCGCCGGCTTGTAGATGACCTGCGCGGCACGGAGCTCCGCACGCACGTACACGAGGTTGCGGCGTGCGTAGTCGGCGTGCTGGTTGAACGCGACCACGGACAGCGCCTCACGCTCGAGGACGTTGATCGTCGACAGGTCGCCGACGAGCGCGGTGCCCTCCGGGATCGACTGCGCGGTGACGTACGGACGGCCCCAGAGGGTGCGGGGGCCAGCGCCGAACGGACCGTTGCCGTAGAACCGCTGGTTCCCGTCCTGCATGAGGTCGAGGACTTCCGCGTCGGCCGGGTTCAGGACGATGCCGGTGACCTGAGCGCCGACCTCGTCGAGAGCGGTGAGGGCCTTGCGGATCGACACGGGGATCTTGACCGGGTCGGTGCCGGCCGCTTCGATCTGCTGGATGCCGGTGGTGTGGAGGATGCCCGTCGGCTGACCCGCCGCACCCGTGCCGTTGAGGAGGTAGTTCTCGATCACGGCGCGGATGTTGTACGCGAGCTGCCCGTTGAGGTACGACGCGAAAGCGCCGGCGTCCGCGAGGAGCTCGTTCGTGACGGTGTAGCCATCGGCGTAGGTGAACACCTTGCCAGTGGCGATCGCGGTCGACAGGTCGGACAGCGGCTTCAGCGCGGACGCGGGGTCCGTCGGCAGGATCTCGTCCTTCACGATCGCCGCGTTGCGTGCCACGGAGGTGATCTGGACGTAGTCGAAGCTGTTGCCGGTGATCGAACCCGTCGACACGAGGTCGAGCAGCGTCAGGGGACGCTGGTAGGTCAGGTCGACCTGCGGGAGCCGCGTCGGGCGGAGCTGACCGACGGCGACCGACAGCGGGTTCGGGTCGGCCTTGAAGCCGCGCCCCTTCGCGCCGACGGTGACCTTCGGGAGCGCGATCAGCGACCCCTCACCGAACCCGCCCGGGTTCGACTTCAGGAGCTGCTTGTACGGCTCCGACTCCGTATACGCCTCACCGAACGACTTCGCACCGGAGGGCGCCTCGACCTCCGGCTTGGCCTCGTCGTCCGACTTCGCGGGAGCCGTGGACGCGAGCAGCGACTTCATGCTCGACTGCGCGTCGTCGGCGGCCTTCACCTGCGCGGTGAGGTCATCGGCCTGCGACTTCAGCTCACCGATCTTCGTGATCTCGTCCGCCGTGAACTCACGGTCCTCGGACTTCGCCAGGTCGGCGATGCTCTTCGCTTCGGCCAGGACGGCCGCGAGCTTCTCTCGGAGCGTCTTCATCGTTCCTCCATCAGGATCAGTTCTGCTGCGGTCGCCCAGGCCGCCACTTGGGCATGAGTAAGGCCCGCCGATTTCGACGGGCCTGACGGTTCCCCATCCTGGGGAGGTGAGCTTTCCGGCGGGGCGCCGGAAGATTCGTTGTGGTCGGGCGGAACCTCGACGTTCGGTGTCGGTTCCACGTCCCGCGGGTCGGCGGCGAGCTCCTCACGCACGATGCGGCGGATTTCCTCGTCGGACTTCGTCCCGAGCAGCTGCGTCTCCGGGTTCATGCCCTTCAGCGTCGGGCCGAACTCGATCAGGTTCAGCTTCCGGAGCTCGTAGAACTCGTCCTCGTCCTGGGTGACATAGCCACCATCGACGACGTCGTACCCGAAGGAGAACTCCTTCACCCGGCGCTGCTTCAGCAGCTTGTACGTCTGCAGCGCCGTCGGGTTCTCGAGGTCCAGTTGCGCAGTCACGAGCAGCCCGTCCGCGGTTTCCGCAGCCGACAGGCTCCACCCGATGTGCGCGAACGGATCCGCCCACTGATGCGACCAGATCGCGGGGATCGCGTCACCCGACGCCTCCCACTCGCGCAGCGACTCGGCGAACGCACCAGGGACGATGACGTCGCCGCCGTGGTCCTTGTTGCCGAACACCGCGACGAGCGCCGTGAACTGACCATCGCCGAGACCGTCAGCAGTACCGACCGCCTTCACGCTGGCGTCGAAGCTCTTCGTCTTCATGCGCTTGCCTCCAACTGCCCGGTCGCCCAGAGCACTTCCATCGCCTGCTTCGGATCCAGACCCTTACTGCGGAGCAGGTCGTACGCCTTCGCGACCTCCGGAGCCGAATCAGCCGGAGCCGCCTGCGGGCCACCACCACGCACCACGTTCAGCGGCGTGATGATCTCGTCGCCACCGTCAATCGCCGGCCGGTTGTCCATCGCCCGTGCTTCGTTGATCGTGAGCCACGGACCGCCGGTCGCAGCCGATGTGATCGCCGCCCGCTCCTCGAACGACCCGCGGAGCTTCACGCCGAGGTCGAACTCCGCGTACAGCGACTCGTCACCGCCGTTCAGCAGGGGAGTGATGTGCGCGTTGAACGCCTGCTCGAACTGCACGATCGTCGACCCCAGCGCATCCCGGTACAGGGACTGCCGGAACGCTTCCATGTTCGAGTAGTTGCCCTGACGGGCGCCGATCATCTCCGGAGGGATGTGGTAAGCCGAAGCGACCTCGATGTCGGTGAGGGTGCGGCCCTCAACCTCCTGCATGTCCTTCGGCGAGAAGATGTCGACCTTCTTGACGTCCGCGCCGATTGGCAGGACAGGCATCTTGCCCTCACTGCCACCGCCGTCGGACCAGTTCGACATCTCCTGCTCGAGACGCTGCCGAGCCGGCCCGTCCAGCGGGTCGACATCCGGCACTGCAGCCTGCGTGACGACAGCAGGGAACCGTGCACCCTTCCGCCAGATCGCACGACGGTACTTCACCGACTCCGTGTGCTCCTCGAGGATGTGCCGCAACGTCTCGATCGGCGGCGTCCCGTTCCCGGAACCGTACCCACGGTCGAACATCAGACCGTTCAACCCGATGTGCTTCGGCTTCCCATCACCGACGTACAGGTCCACACCATCCACCAGCGACGTGCCAGTGAACGTGAACCTCCACGCCTGCGCCGGCCAATGCTGCAGAACAGACCCCGCACGAGTGTCGGCAGACGGCACCAGCTGCGCCATGAACCGGTCGTAGACCAGAAAGTCGCAGAGCAGTGTGTGCCAGAACCGGTACTGCGTCAGGTACGGCTGCGGCGACTTGATGAGCTCCGCGAGCGGACCATCCGTCACCCGCTTCCGATCGGTGTCACCATCACGGCGGTACACCTTCATCGGGATCGACGCGATGTTCGACGCGATGAAGTCAACGACCTTCCGCACCGACGGCTGCGACGCCCAGATGCCGTACGCGGTCTGCGCGTACTCCGTCAACGGCAGCCCCGGGTCCGCGACGATCGCACGACCGTCGTACCGCCATGGCGTCCCCAGCGACGGGAACTCAGCGAGGATCTGACCGTTCGACTGATCCGCCGACTTCTTGAAGAACAGGCTCACGTCATCCTCCAAGCTATCAGGAACAGGGCAACACCCGCGACGACGAGCGCCGCCGGCCAGTACACGGCCGCGACGCCCGCGGTGATGAGCAGCACCCCGAGGATCTCGAGGAGGATCACGACAGCTGCACGAGTCATCACGCGACCTCCGAAGTGCCGAACACGCTCGCGTCCGGATCGTTGTACGGGTTCTTCTTCTTCGGCTTCGTCACCAAAGCCTCGGACAGCGCGTTCACCGTCGCAGCGACACCGTCGATCTTGTCCATCGAGTGCGCCTTGTTCGGCTTCACGTTCCCGTTCGCGTCGATGTCCACCGACAAGTTGTCGACGTTCCACCGCAGCACCGGGTTCCCACCCGCCCGGAACAGCGGCTTCTCCGCCGTGCCCGTCAGCAGGAGACGCTGCAGCTCCTTCAACGGAGGCGACAGGCGCCGGAAGTCCTGGTACACCCGCACCAGGTTCTTCACCCCGGAGTCCTGCAGGCTGTTGACCATCTGCGTTGAGTTCCACGGGTCGAACCCGATCGACACGACGTCGAACTGGTCGAGGTCCGCTTGGATCTGCGCCTGCACGAACGCGTAGTCAGTGACGTTCCCAGGCGTCGTCCGCAACCAGCCCTGACGGACCCACGCGGACGCGTTACCGGCGGTGCGCTTGTTCAACGCGTCCAACGCCCCCTCGGGGATCCAGAACCGTGCGAGGACGTCGTACCCGTTCCCATCAGGGAACAACAGCACCCAAGCGGTGAGGTCAGATGCGGACGCGAGGTCCCACCCACCGAACGCCTTCCGCCCAGCGAGCTTCGCCTCATCCACCGTGCCGGAGTTCCGGTCCCACGAGTCGAGGGTGAGGAACCGCGCCTCCTGTTTCGTCCGGATCCCAAGATGCAGCCGCAGGTAGTCGCCGAGCTCCGCGGGGGAGTTCTTCGCCTTCAACGCCGCAGCCTCGAGGTACTTCCGCGACGGGCTGATCCCGTACCCCGGGTTCGCCTTCCGCTGAGTCTCCGGAGCGAACGGATCGTCCGTCTCCTCGGCACCCCAGATCACGCCGTAGTACGACGGATCCACCAAGGTGCCCGCCGCGAGCTTCTCGACATACAGCCGCGTCTCGTCGTAGATCGTCCCCGACTTCGACGCGTCCGGCGTCGTGATCCGGATACCCAACGGCTGCGTCCGAGACCCACGACCAGTCTCGAGCGTCCGAACCAGGTCCGGCGTCTTGTGAACGTGGAGCTCGTCAACGATGAAGCAGTGCAGGTTCGCACCATGCTGCGCGTCAGCAGCCGACGAGATTACCTCGATGTACGACCCCGACTTCGGATGCACGATCCGCTTCTGATGCGCCTTGAACCGACCAGCCAGCGCCGGCGTCTTCTCCACCAGCTGCTTGATCGGCCCGAACACGAACCCGGCCTGACGCTCCGTCGAAGCGGCCGTGACGACCTGACCGCCCGACTCACCGTCGGCGCCGGTCATGTACACGGCGATGCCACCCGCGAGAGTCGACTTCCCGTTCTTGCGGGGCACGTCGACCATCACGTCACGGATGATCCGCACCATCGCGAGAGCATCCTCGTCCCACTGCACCCACCCGAACACCGGCGCGATCACGTACGCGATCTGCCACGGGTCAGGATCCAGCGGCTTCCCCGCCCACTTCCCCTGCGTATGCCGCAGCAAGTGGAACGTCTTCAGCACCCGGTCGACCCGCTCCGGGTCGAACTGGGCGCCCTCAACCTCACGCGGCTCCGGGGTCTTGAACTTCGGCGGGATCTCCGGCAACGGGTAGCCACGGTCCTGCAGGTACCAGGCGACCTCAGGAGACAGCTTCAGCCGCTCGAGCGTCTCCTCATCCAGAGCATCAGAACGGGTTGTCGTCTTCCCCATCGTCGGACTCCTTCGCCAAGCTCTGCTCCGAGCTCGGCGTCAGTCCAAACTCCCGCGCCAACAGCTGCAGCCGATGCCCCGCATTCCGCCTGATCGCCACCGCAGGATGCGGGATCTCGCCCTGCTTCGCCTCGATCGTCAACGACCCGTGCTCCTGCAACGCCAACGTCGCAGCCTTGAACTCCGACCACGTCTCGCAGTACGTCGCCAGAACCGCCCGATCCTCCGCCTTCACGATGTCGAGACGGGTGAGCTCCGGAACCACACGGTTCCACTCAGCGACCGCCTCATCCGACAACCACTCAGGAGCCGACGGAGGCACCCGCTTGAACGACGGAGCATCGATGACCTTCCGACCACCACTGTCACGACCATTCCCACGCCCCTCAACAAGCCTGAGGGCAGCCGGCTTCGCAGCACGAGGCATCAGGACCCCCTAGTGGCCGTAGTGAGACGCGAAAGAGGGAGCCACCGGCGGGCGCTCTTTCTCAGCGATTCGTCATGATCCCGACGCCCCCTGGGTACCCCGTCGTGCTCGGTACGCTGCAACCGCTTCACGGTGGCATGCTCTGCACGATCGGTCGCCACTCGGCGCGGTGTACAGGTTGTCGGGTGTTCGTGCGTGTCCATTGGGGCAGAGGAACCGGTTCGGTCGGATGCCTCGACGTGTGTTGGTCTTGCTGTCAACCTGCTCGAGATGGTCTGGGTTGACGCACGCTCGGTTGCGGCAGAGGTGGTCAAGCTGCTTGCCATCGGTGATGGGGCCGACGAACGCTTCGAAGCTGATGCGGTGCGCTGGCTTGGGCGCACGATCGACCTTGATTGCTCCGTACCCGTATCGATCGATGCGTCCGGTCCACTGCCAGCAGCCGAACGGTGTGGCTTCGACGCGACGCTCGATACGTTCGGTCACTGGGATCGTCGGCACGGGTGCTCCTCGTGTGGTCGGGCTGAGCAGCCGTGTGGGTCGAGCGCGCCGGTTGATAGCTCACCGTCAGGTGGCCGCGCCCGCTCAGCGCATTTGTTCCCACATCTGCGCCGCCAGTGACGGCGTGGACTGCTCAGCCCGGGTCTGGTGTGCAAGACGTGCCGCACGTTGGCGAGCCGCCTGCTTGGTCTTTGAGAGGTGATGCCCAGCACAGAGGGGCTGCCAGTTGGCGCGGTCCCACATGGCGCCGCCGTCGGCGAGTTCCGTGATGTGGTCGACGACGGTGGCTGGTCCATCGCAAACTCGGCATCGTGGGTTGGTGCGGAGGTACTGGGTGGACTCGGTGCGCCACCGTGCGGTGTTGCGTCCGTCGCCGGGGATGACGCGGTGCGTGCCGGACTTCCGCTTGCGTTGGTGTTCAGCGCACCGTCCACGGTTGGTGGCGAGTTCGGCGCAGTCGAGGGCTGAGCAGCGCATGGGTGCGCGGGTGGGCATCAGGCCTGATCTCGATCGGGTATGTCACCGAGAGCGACTTCTTGAATCTGCCGGACCACCTCTGGGTTCGGAGTGATCAGGTCGAGTCCGTCGAGGGCTCCGCCGGTGACCTTCACCCGGTAGCCGAATGGGATGTTCGACCGTGTCCGGTGGCTGCTGACGTCATCGTCATGCACGATGTACCCCGTTTCGGAGGTGTTCTGAGTCTCGGCCCGTGGGGTTCGAGCGTTTCGTACCCCGTTCAGTCGACGTCGATGCCGAGTGAGCGGATGGTTTCGATGACGAGGTCGCTGTTGATGCGTTGCCCTTGGGCTTCCCAGGCTGCTTCGACGGCTTCGGTGGTGAGGTGCACGTCGGCGTGGCCGGTGTTCGCGACGATGAGCGCGAGGTTCGCTTCGATGCCGGCGAGGATGTTGAGTTTCGCGGATCGGTACTCGCGGAGGCTGAGGTCACCGGCGGTCATCGGTCACCAGCCATTCACGAGGTAGACGATGCCGCACGCGATTACCAGCACCACAGCGACGATGACGAGAGCCAACGCGCCAGGAATCTCGGTAAGGCGCTTCATGACTTCACCTCGACGGGTTCCCCGTACGACGTCGTCTTGCTGACGGTGGCGAGGTACACGTCAGGTTCCAGCATCGCGGCACGCATGTTCGACTCGATGCGGGTGAGTTCGTTGATTGCTTCGGCCTGGTCGACGACGTACGAGCTGATCGCCTTCCCGCCACGAGCGACAGTGAAGACGGTCTCCTTGATGGGCTCAGGCACGTTCGCCTCCTCGGTCGAGGTACGGGTCAAAGGTGAACCCGATCGTGGGGCGCCAGCTGGTGTCGCGCTCGTGGAAGCCGCTGGTGTCGTGGAACTCACCGCCGCCGGAACGGCTGACGGCGGTCGCGACGATGGGGGCAAGCTTCCGCTCGGTCCGGCGAGTCTCCGCTCGAGCCTGCTGTCGTTGCAGCATCCGTGACGCTCGCAT